GAAGCAGCACAAGCACTAAAGGACTTGCGTAAAAACACAAGACCAATAGGTATTTAAACAGCAGTAAATGGGGATATTTACTTTTAACGGAGAATTATTATGCCAATAGGTGGCGGAATAGTCCCAGCATCAGGATCAAGCCAATACAATGAGCTTACTTATGTAACTCGTAGAGCGTTTATCCCCAAGCTGGTAGTACAGCTTTATAACAGCACACCATTGATGGCTGCGTTGATTGCAAATAGTCAACAGGCTTCAGGCGGTGTATCCCAAGTAACCGTACCAGTACAAGGTGCGCAGTTTGTTAACGCTCAGTGGTCTGATTATTCTGGTTCTTTTAACCAACCTTCAGTACAACAAGGTGCTTTCAATGCTGAATTTAATCTGAAGCTAATGATTGCTCCAGTACCGTTTCTCGGTATGGAAGGTGCAGTACAGCAAGATTACGCCATTATTCCATTGATCGAAGCTCGTATGAATGATGCGACCAATGTAATGATGGATGCAATGGCTACTGCCTTGTACAACAACTACACCAACACTCAACAGTTCATTGGCTTGCCAGGCGCTATTGATGATGGTACAAACATGACTACTTACGGTAACATCAACCGTACTACCTACACATGGTGGAAGTCTAAGGTTTACAACGCAGGCTCAGTAAACCCAACTCGTCAAAACATTCTCCAGTACATTTCAGGTACTGTTAAGAATGGCGCTGAAGTTCCAACTTTTGGCGTTTGCGGATTTGGTACATGGACACTTTTGGCACAAGATTATGTTGGTCAAGAGCAATATGTAATTACGCCAGGACATGGTTTTGATGGTGATAGCAACGGTCCTCAAGCTGCATTTAGAGCTTTGATGGTAGCTGGTGTTCCAATCTATCCAGACCCGTACTGCCCAGAAGGTACTGTATATTTCATTAACTCAAACTACTTGAGCTTGTATATTCACGATCAAGGTTCGTTTGTATTTACTGGATTTGAGTCCACTCTACCTAACTGGCAGATTGGTTATGTTGGCGCTGTCTTGATGATTGCTGAATTAGTAAGCACCAAGCCTAAGTCAATGACCAGAGTATCTGGCTATAACTCTATTTCAATCTAAGGAGAATTAGTCATGGCACTCGGTTTAAATAAAATCCTCATAGCAGGTACTTATGCAAATACGCCAAGTTCGTATTTTCAAAACGCTTCAAATATCGCTGCAACCACCCTTGGAAATGTCGTACCTGCTGGAACTTATCTAGTAGTTGGCACAACCAATGTGGTCATTCAAACTGTTACAAGTTACAACTCCACTTCTAATGTGGCTACATGGTCAAATGTGTATCCGATTAACTCAGGTGGCATGGTAATTTCTGATGGTGTGAATGTTCAGTTATTGGCTACTACTAACGCTACAGTGCAATTAGTGACTGTAAATGGTGGTTCTCCTGTATCTGGCACTTTTAACAGTTAAGGGGCGATAAATGGCTAATTCAGATTCATTAGGGCAGTTTTACCTTGATTCGATTGGCTATGGTCGTGTTGCCTACATTAAAGCCACTGCTTTAAATACAACAGGAAACGGTACTACCACTGGTGTTACCATTCCTTTTTTAAGCGGTGGTTTAACTAATGCTGGCGCTGCTGTAGGTTCTGGACAAGTCGTTCTTCGCAGAGTGACTATTCAAAATCCTACGGGTAGTATGGCTTCTGCCAATATTTCAATTACTACAAGTAAAGATGGCAACATCTCTAACGCTGTAGTAGCCAATGTGGTACTCAGTGGTATTACTGGCGCTGGTACTTATCAGGACTTGAATATTGCAGTTCCATATAATACAAACACAGCCGTAACTGGTTTTACAACCCAAGCCTTGTTCGTCAATGTCACAACTGCTACTGGTAACGGTAACACTGCTGATATTGTCGTATTTGGCGATGTCGTGAGTTTCTAAATGTCAAATATCTTCGTAACCAATCGTTCTGACAAAAAGCTAAAAGATGGCTTTGCGGGAGTGTTCTATAGTTTCCCTAAAGATGAAACTGTAGAGATTCCACAAGAAGTAGCTCGTCACATTTTTGGTTATGGAGATGACAACAAAGAGCCTTATTTGGCAAGGTTAGGGTGGATTGTTTCTCAAAATGACTTGGAAAAAGGCATGGAGCTTTTATCCCAGTGGGAGATTTCTACCCAACCCCCAAGCAAGAACCAATCGTTATCCCCGTTGGTGGAAAGAGTACCCCTCCCAACCTCTAGGAAGGGCGGGGGAAAAGTCCTTCAAGCGGTAGCATGAGTTATGGTCAATAAATGGCAACGCTTAATTCGTACATTACGGAAGTCCGTAGGTTACTGCATGATGCTAACGGGAATTTTTATAGCGATTCGCAGTTAACCGATTACATCAACTCTGCCAGAGAAAGAGCTGTCAGAGATACAGGATGCTTGCGTGAAATTATTGTTACGCAAACACCTTGTCAAGTCGCACCTACAGCAACCATTGGTGGCGTTAGTCCGACCAACCCAACAGCTTGGGTAGCCAATACTGCTGTCACTTTAAATAGTTTTGTATTTTCAAATATCTTTATTTATCAATACACTACTGCTGGAACTTCAGGATCTACAGCACCTGCCTATCCAGCTAACGGTACAAACAATTACAGCAATTACCCACCTACTGCTCCTTTTGCAGATGGCACAGCCCAGTTAACTTATGTCGGTAATTGTGAAAATATAAGCTATGCAGCTTTAACCCAATTGATGGGATCAAGCCCATTAGCGCCTTCTAGTGGCAATACAGTTTTAGACATTATCAATATCAATCTGTACTGGGGTAATACTCGTGTACCAATGGATTATTTAGCATGGACAGACTTTAATGCCCGTTTGCGCTTTTGGCAAAACTATATTGGCAGACCTTTAGCCTTTAGTATTTATGGTCAAGGACAAATTTATTTAGGACCAGTACCCGATCAAGTCTATCAAATTGAGATTGATTGCGTGGTTTTGCCTAATCCATTGTCATTAAACACCCCAACGGTAACGGATGTGATTAACGATCCTTACTCAACAATGGTTAAGTTTTACGCAGCTTATTTAGCCAAGTATTACGAACAGAGCTACGGTGAAGCTGAAATCTATAAGCAAGAGTACAACAAACAAGGTGCTTCAGTGCTTAACTCAGTATTTACCCGTAGGATTCCTAGCGTTTACAGTAGCCCAATGTAACTATGGCTGCTGCCGAACAGAAAAAATCCTACCAGGTCATTAAGCAGTTTAAAGGGCTTAATACCAAGGCAAACCGTACAGCCATTGATGAATCTGAATTTTCTTGGCTAGAAAACGCACAGCCTATTGGTTTTGGTAACATTAAAATTACACCCAATAGTTCAGCAGTTCAAAACGCTTCTAATGTGGCGGTTACTTTTTCAAATGATGTCATTTATCTGGCATCTTGCAATATTGATGTTACAGACTATGTAGTAGCCTTTTTGACCGATGGTAGCGCTGAGTATTACAACATTGCCACTAAAGCCAAGGGTACGGTAGCTACTGCGGGTACTTTTTCTAGCTCCGTTGTTTCTAATCAATATCCAATCAATATTACCCAATGGTACAACGACAGGATGCTCATTCTTGATCCAGCCAAGGGGTATTTTTCTTGGGATGGCAACAATGTAGTCACTATTGGTTCAGTAGGATCAATTGGCATTACGAATCCAGGATCAGCATATACCACTGCTCCTACCGTTGTTATCTCTGGATATGACCAGACAGGCGGTACTCAAGCCAATGCTACATCCAGTTTAGTTAGCGGTGGCAACACTGTAGGTTTTGTTTCTTTATCAAATGGCGGTTCTGGCTATACCAATGGCGCTAATTTAACCGTCACCTTTAGCGGTGGTGGTGGATCGGGAGCTTCTGCGGTAGCGGGAATTACTACTTTTGCTACGGGTACGGTCTATGTCAATGTCATTTCAGGTGGAGCTAACTATAGCAACGCAGCCAATATTGGGGTAACCATCTCAGGTGGTGGCGGTACAGGAGCTGCGGGAACACCTATTATTTCAGGAAACACTGTTACTTCGGTCATTATGACCAATAACGGTACGGGCTATACCAACTCTGCCAACATTACGGCAACCATTACAGGTGGTGGTGGATCGGGAGCTGTTTTAAAAGCCAACATTAACACTCAGCAAAATGTAGGAATAGCGAGTTTCTCAGGGCGAGTTTGGATTGCCCAAGGGCGAACTATCTACTACAGCGCTGCGGGGTCGTATAGCGACTTTACAAGCGTTTCTGCGGGATCTGTAACACTAACGGACAGTACATTACATGGCAACATACAGCAGCTTCTTTCTGCTAACAACTTTTTGTATATTTTTGGGGATGATTCCATCAATGTCTTTTCGGATGTTAGGGTTACTACTAGCGGTTCTACTTTATTTACTAATACCAATGTGAGCGCATCGGTAGGGTCTAAATTGGCTTATGCCATTTTTCCTTACTTTAGGTCGGTATTGTTTATGAACAACTACGGTATTTATGCTTTAGTGGGTTCAACTACTAGCAAAATATCTGATCCGCTTGACGGAATGTTCCCCAATATTGACTTTGCTACCGAGGAAGTTACTGCTGGTCAGGTGCTTTTAAACAACATTTTGTGCGCTTCGTTCAATTTTAGATACTACGATGCCATATTTACTCAAAGCTATCGGTACATCCAAGTAGTCTTTTTTGAGAAAAAATGGTTTATTACAAGCCAAGGCAATGATCTTCAGTACACCACTTCTGTACCCGTAAGCGGAATTATCACCATGTACGGCACAAGAGGTCGTGATTTGTACAGGCTGTATTCGGATGCGACATCTGGCATTACTAGCCGTATTCAGACTGCTTTGTTGCCAATGAGCGATCCAATTCGCACCAAACAAGCCTTAAAATTTGCGGTTGAAGCAACAACAACTTCTGGCGTGGAATTAAATGTAACGGTGGATTCTGAATCAGGATCTAGCCCTGTTTATACGCTTGGAAATTACATTACTTGGTATAACACATCTAACACCACCATCCCTTGGATTAACAACAGTTCTACTGTAATATCTTGGATAGGTGGTATAGGCTATGAACTATACAAATCAGATGCGCAACAATGGGGTAAATATTTAGGGTTAACACAGACATCCAACTCGGCTGGTTTTGTAGTTAACACTTTTGAATTTGAACATGAATTAAGAGTGAGGTTCTAAAATGGCTGGAGTTCCGTTTATATTTGGCAATGCAACAACGGCAATCCCGTTGTCTAACCTTGATGCCGACTTCAATACTGGTGCAACCATCGGTAATACCACTGTAGGGCTAGGAAACACTGTTACCACTTTAGGTAATGTGACACTAACCAATACTACCGTTACCAACTACACCGAAACTTATGTCAGTCAGACAGGTAATGTGACCATTAGTTTGACGGGTGGTACTTACCAAAACATCAATGTCAACGCAGCTACCACAATTACCTTGCCAGCTTCTGTAGCGGGTAAGAGCTTTACTGTCCAGACCTATTACACAAGCAATAGCACTGTGGCTTGGGCAGGTGGTACAGCAATTAAGTGGGCTGGAAACACTACTCCAACGGCTACTGCTGCTACTGGAAAAGTGGACATATTTAACTTTTACCAAGACGGTAATGTCACCTATGGTGCGGTTTACGGACAGAATTTCTAATGTTTAGCTCACGCAAAACTGGTTCAGCCAGCAACGCTTATAACTTAACTAAATCTTTAAGGTTTAGAAGTAGTGCTGGTGCATGGTTAAATAGAACGCCAGCTACCACTACAAACAGACAGACATATACATGGTCTGGCTGGGTTAAAACAAGCCTTGCTAATGTGAATGGCTCCGATATGCCATTGTTAACATCAAGACCTGCGGCTGGTACATACACATTATTTCAACTAAAAAATTCCAATACGCTTCAGTTTTCAGATAGTACGGCTGGCGGCTCAGTTACAACAACCCAAGTATTTAGAGACCCATCTGCTTGGTATCACATTGTTTTGGCAGTAGATACAACACAAGCCACTGCCGCAAACCGAGTAAAAATGTATGTAAACGGAGTTCAAATAACTTCATTTTCATCAACAACTTACCCATCGCAGAACGGCAATACTCAAATAAATGTTGCACAAAACCAAGGTATTGGTAGAGATGTATATGATACTAGTGCTTTATTTGACGGCTATTTAGCTGAAACCAATTTTATTGATGGTCAAGCCCTTACCCCATCTTCATTTGGTTCTACAAACGCTACTACTGGTGTATGGCAACCAGCTAAATACACAGGCACATACGGCACTAATGGCTTTTATCTGCCATTCTCTGACAACTCCAGCACGACCAATCTATGCCTCGATAAATCAGGCAATAGTAATAACTGGACTCCTAACAACATTAGCTTAACTGCTGGTAGCACTTACGATTCAATGACTGATGTACCAACGCTGACCAGCACTACAACAGCGAACTTTTGCACCTTTAACCCATTAAACTTAAATTTATCTGCTGGTAGCATTGGGTTATCTGATGGAAACTTAACCAAAGCAAATAACGGTAATGGTGCATTTGGCACAATAGCTGTTAGTTCTGGTAAGTTTTATTGCGAAATGGTTTATACGGCTATATCAGGAACTGTTGAGCTTGGAGTTTGTGATAACAATACTAATTTAGCGGTTGGCTATAAGAGTGACGGAACTAAAGATGTAAATAGTTTCTCTACTAACTCTGCATATGGTTCAAGCTACACAACTAATGATGTTATTGGAATTGCGTTAGATGCAACAAATTTAACGGTTACATTCTATAAAAATGGAGTTAGCCAAGGTGCTGTGTCTTACTCTACAACCACAACTAATTTAACATTCTTTATGACAGGTCGTGGAGCAGCTACTTATGGTGGATACGCCAACTTCGGTCAACAGCCATTCACCTACACTCCACCAACAGGCTTTGTAGCACTCAATACTTATAACTTACCTACTAGCACTATTGTTAAAGGTAATACAGTAATGGATGCTACTTTATATACTGGTAATGGAAGCACTAATACTATTACAAATAGTGCTGGTTTTAAGCCTGATTTTGTATGGGTAAAATCTCGTAGTGCTGCAACTGACCATAAACTTACTGATTCTGTAAGAGGTGTACAAAAAGGACTTATTTCTGACACAACTGGCGCAGAAACAACAGATACAAACGGTTTGACTGCATTTAACAGCAATGGTTGGTCATTAGGTTCTGATACTGTTTACAACAACAATACAGCCACTTATGTCGGCTGGCAATGGCAAGCTGGTCAAGGTTCTACATCATCTAATACAAATGGTTCTATTACATCAACAGTAAGCGTTAATGCTTCTGCTGGATTTAGTATTGTTACTTATACTGGCACAGGTGCAAATGCCACAGTAGGACATGGCTTGGGTGTAGCACCAAGCATGATGATTGTCAAAGGAAGAACTGATACAAATAATTGGTTTGTTTATCATGTTTCAGTTGGGAATACTGGCGGTTTAATTTTAAATACAACTAATGCCGCTGTTAGCGGTTCTGGTTATTGGCAAAATACATCTCCAACATCATCTGTATTTTCAATTGGTAATAATAGCAATTCAAATTCAAGTACCATACCGTATGTCATTTACTGCTGGGCGCCAATCGCTGGCTACTCCGCATTTGGTAGCTATACAGGTAACAATTCTAATGATGGTCCGTTTATCTACACAGGGTTTAGACCTAGATATGTATTAATAAAAAGTTCAACAAGCGCTGAAAATTGGTGGTTAATGGATAGTGCTAGAGACCCATACAATGTAGCATCTGCATATTTAAATCCAAATACAAGTAATGCAGAAGCGTCATTTGCAACAATGGATTTTTTATCAAATGGATTTAAACTAAGATACAACGGAGCTGCTGTAAATCAAGCTCAAACCTACATCTATGCCGCATTTGCAGAAAACCCTTTTAAATATTCTTTAGCGAGGTAATTATGTTTGCAATCGTACAAAACGGAATAATTCAATTACTGATTCCTGCGGGCAGTCAGTTTTCTTGGGATGGCATTGATTACCCTTCTAATTGGGTAAATCTATCTTCCCCAGAAGAAAAAGCTGCTATCGGCATGGTGGATGTAGTTTATGGTCAACCAGCTAACGATCAGTATTACTGGGTTCAGCAAGATGCGCCTGTATATAACGCACAGACCAATCAAGTGGATATTAGTTTTACTAATACTCCAAAAGACTTAACTACTGTAAAAGCCAATGCTCTTAATACAATTAACGATACGGCTTATTCAATCTTGCAACCATCTGATTGGATGGTCGTAAAAGGTATTGAAACTTCAACTCCTGTAAACCCTGATTGGAACGCATGGAGAGCTTCAATTCGAGCAACTGCTGATTCCACTCGCACTGCTATTACTGGTGCATCCGATGTAGATGCCGTACAAACTATTATGAGCAATATTGCAT